TAACCTACCTTCAACATAACCACCTTCACGAGCTTTCGTTACTCTCTTTGCACGTTTACGTTCTACATCTCTCTCGGCAGTTTCATCTTCTGGCATCTTTTGAGACAAACCAGCAATCTTCAGATAACGCTCAAATGCATCATCTGAATTGACTATCTGTAATCCTGTTCCGCCAGTGGTTTTCCTGACAACGTATGACTTACCGCTGCCAGGGCCACCAGCTAAAAAGAACGCTTTAAATATGTTGGGATCGTTGAGCCCTTCCTGTAGTTCGGTAAAATACTTCATCGTTCATTTGACCTTTTAACTCTGTGTCTCTAAATTGGTACATATATTTATCTCCTTTAGATTTTTCATTTTCAAGTGTTCTTGGTTGTCTTTGAAAGTTCATTTTCTTAATGCGATTCTTCATTTTTATTGACATTATTTTAATTTCCTTTTGCTAAAGTGTTAATATACTATAAGAGTTAAGTTTGAGGCCCTCCTTTCTCATAAAATGAAGTTACCAACTTACCAGTTTTTAGCGGCCGTGGTTCTTTCATTGTGTCTATGGTTTTTAGTTTTTGTTTTCCTACGGAATCCTTCACAATAGATACTAGTGAAGTATGAACTTGTTCTGCAAAATCAAAAGTATGCTTTATTGTTTTAACAAGAAATTTTCCTTGATAAAATCTATCCAATCCTTTACCATAAAGTTCACCATCAAATACTGCATTTATATCTAGATTAGAATTGACAACATCACCTACATTTAAAGAAGTATTGCCCTTCACCTTAATTTTTATTGAAAATCCATCTTGTATCTGTCTTATTCTAGACCTACGTTTTTGAATATATTCTTGAGGATTTTTTGGAGAATAATTAAAATTACCAGTATCTTTTTGTTGTTTAGTGCTGTCATATATACGATCAGATGTTGTTGTGACAGGAACTACAAACGTCTTTACAGGAAAATCTGATACTCTTGATTTATTTTCATCTAATGGTGTAGCACTAAACATAGGGTTATCATCTACCTCAGAAAAGTGATTTATATGCTTTTCATTTTTAAAGTTGTCATGGTAGTTATATGTATATTTATCAATTCTTTTATTGAAGATATCATGCGTGATAAGAGTAGAGCCGTATACACCATCTCTTGTACTTCTTAATGTATCTGTTCCTATGCTAACTTGAAACTGTTGCATAGTATTTAATTCTTCTAGTACTTGTTCTTTACCGTCAACTCTATTTAAATTCCCTCTCTCTGTATATGTAAATTTAGGTTCTTGTGCATACATACTTTCAAGACTTCTAAAATGATATCCTTTTGCAGTTTCGTAAAAAAGATATGTGGGGGAATTATTTTCTGTTGAGATTGATTCTTGAGAAAATTGAGCTATCAAATCAATTGGTTTGAGATTTGATGGTATAATTTTTTCAGAACCAGCTGTAGGTTCTATATGTAAATTCTTTTGAGATTTTAAATCATCCCTCATTAGAGTTTTAACCATGTCAGAATAAGTACCTTCAAGGACTCTATTAACTCTTGTCCTAGAATTTTTCATTTGTTCATAAGTAATCATATTCATGGTATATACTTGTTCACCATTAACATTTGTTTTATTAGTTAGTCCAACCAAAGAGAAAACATCCTCGACAAAATTAAATACTTCTACATCAGTTTTGGATGGAGTTTTAATTTTTAATTGCAGATATTCCTGTCCAATCAAGGGAGCTGTCGATTGCATGGCTACAGGGTCTTTTATCATAAGAACACCTGATATTGCTGGAGTGTAAATGTCTTCGTAAAGATCAAGAGACAACAACAACTTCCGTATGTCTATTTCAACATTTTCGGAAGTTATTATAGTAGCGTGTTCGACAACAAATTCTCCAGCGTACTGTAATGTTTCTGTCATTAAATTTCACTTTCACCCATTAGATTTTCAAACTCTTCTCTAAATGCTTTCATATATTCTGGTACAAGTAATCGTATCTTTCTTTTCTTGTCTTGTTCTGATTCTTCATATTCAAAATTTGTTATTGCAGTTGCACTAGGATAGTCTGTGTTATCTGTACCTACATCAATTTTAACATTTGTGTCACCAGAAGTTTGTGTTATTTCGTAGTGGTGTACTGCATCAACATTAGAATATTTGTCTTTAATAAATGCAAGAAATTGTGGTGTAGTCAGAGGCCATTGATGATAGCGATCTGTAATATCATTAACCATAAGAATAACCCAATGAAGTTCTGGATCACTATAAAGTTTATCAGCAATGCTCTCTGGTGTTTCTCCTTCTCTAACGTCATAAGTATCAAAGTATAATCTATCTGCCTTTACCTTAGTACGTAATCCCACTCTTCGTAGAATATTAGTTACTAAGGAAAATTCTCCCTGACCAAAACTGTCATACGGAATTACTGGAAATTGATCAAAATAAGACATATCTTAAAACCCTTGTTCAACGTGCTCTCTTGTCATAATCTCTGTCTCTCTAAAATTTAATGCAAGAGTTGTCCTTTGTGGAGGAGCGCCGGAACCGCCATCCATCGTTTGAGTTTGTTCGTATGCAGTAAATCTATCACTACCATAAGTTACGTTGGCACTCTCTAAAAAACAAGTAGATATTTTATTAAGAAAATCATTGGGCCCGCCTTTATGCATATACGTAATATCAAAGAAGTCTGGAATTGTCATTGATCGTCTGGAATCACCAACATAAGATGGTAACATATGATATTTAAATTTCTTTATAATTTGATCTACTGTTTGAGCTTCTTTTTCACTCTTAGGAATGAATATAAAAGTAAAACTGAAAGACCTACGACCAACACCCTCAAACATCAACTCCATGTGACTTCCAATAATCTCACCCATTTCAACTTGTGCAAGGGTTTTAATTCCAGGCAATACACCATCACCTGCTTTGATTGCAGCTCGTGTTAGATTTTCGCCGGCACCTCTACTAAGTTCACCACCAGCAGCTGCAAATTTCTCCATAGTTCCACCACTAGTATTTTGAAATGCTTTAAATGCTTTTAATCCTGTGTCGGACAATAAACCAATTTCTGGATCATTATACTTTGAATTGTAGTTAACTGAAACAGTGGGTGGCATATACAGAGAAATAACCGTATCTAATCTTTTAGAAGATTTATATGCTTCTGCATATATACTCCTACTTCCTGCTGACATTCCACCGCCGTTAAGACCTTTTAAATTGTTACCATCTGCACCTTTAATTTGTTGTCCTATTTTACTTGATTTGACAGAAGTAACTGCTGAATTTTTTGCAATAGATTCAAAAGCATCTATGGAATTGAGGCCAGGTGGAGTTCCAAATGGGCCATCGCTGAAATCATCAACTTCGTCAATTATCTTTGATGTTTTCATAGAATCACTAATTTTTATTTTGGCAGGTTTAAATGCATTTATGTTAAACATAATGTAGTGACCTTGCTGTGGATCATTCTCTACGGCAAGAGGATACGCAAGACTTTTCGTAGTGTATTTAGCACCACTGTTTAAAAAGGGCATACCACTGATAGGCCGTCCTCTGGATGCGCTAGTACCTAAGATACCACCGGCAACTTTTTTTAGACCACTACTGATTGATCCTTGAACAACATTGGAAACTGCATTGGAGATAGCATTTGACATGAATTTTTCCTAACATATATATGTTATAGAACTATTTATACAGAAGAGACATGGCATATAGTGGAAAATACCAACCAAGGAACCCTAAAAAATATGTAGGTGATCCTTCTCGCATACATTACCGTTCTTTGTGGGAACGTAAGTTTATGGTGTATTGTGATTCTAATCAATCCATAATAGAATGGGGAAGTGAAGAGGTTATCATACCATATGTATCACCTTGGGATGGTAGAGTGCATAGATATTTCCCTGACTTTTATATTAAAGTACGACAAAAAGATGGTGGGCTAAAGAAATTTATCATAGAAGTTAAGCCTAAAATTCAATGCAGTCCACCCAATAAAACCCCCAAGAAAAAAACAAAAAGATGGTACAATGAAGTTAAGACATGGGGAGTTAACGAGGCAAAATGGAAATCTGCAACTAAATGGTGTGCGGCTAACGATATGCAATTCCAAATTCTAAATGAAGATCATTTGGATATTCGATATAAATAACTATATGGCAACAAGTAATTACATACAGACAGTTATAGATGCACAAAAGGGGCGCCCACGATCTACCGAATGGTTTAAAGATAAGATCAAAGAGTTGGGAACACCAGGCACAATGGATTTGATTAGAGATGGTAAACGCTCTAATTCACCATTCTATGGTAGACTTAATATGTTTACATATAACCCTAAACATAGAAGGAAACTACCTTACTATGATACGTTTCCTCTAGTGTTGCCCATAGAAAAATATCCAGATGGTTTCCTTGGTATTAATTTTCATTATCTACCAATTCCACTTAGGATTAGATTATTGGACGCTATGATAGACTATTCTAATAATACTAGATTTGATGAGTCTACAGTACTCAAAGTAAGTTATGATAAACTAAAAAATATCAGTTTAATTAAACCCACCTTGCATAGATATCTTGCTGGATATACAGGATCACAGTTTCGTAGAATAGATGCAGATGAGTTTACAGTTGCAACACTTCTACCTGTTCAAAGATTTAAGAAGGCATCTGCAAATCAAGTGTGGTCAGATTCAAGGAGAATGTTATAATGTCTCAATTTCTAGAAGCAGTTGGGTTTGGTGTATTAAATGACGTTCTATCCATCTTTCGATCAAATGAAGGATATGCACAACCTAACAAATATGATGTTGTAATAACTCGTCCTACTGGTGGAGGCCAGTCATTTGCAAATATCGCAAATATGATGAAAGGTCAAATGGGTGGACTATCTAGTGGTAATGGTGCAAGAGACATAGGATTGCGCTGTGAGTCTGTATCACTTCCCGGCCGGAACCTAGCAACTTCAACAGACGCAAACATTTATGGCCCAACAAGGGAAATTGTTGAAGGTGTTACATATGCAGAAGATATTACTCTAGAATTTCAATCTAGTAGTGATTTGAAAGAGAGAGTGTTTTTTGAATCATGGCAAGAAATGGCGTTCAACCATAAGAGTTGGAATATGCAATACTATAATGATTATATTGGTTCAATAGATATATACCTATTAGACAAAGAAATGAATAGACGCTACGGTATTAAGTTATGGGAAGCATTTCCCAAAACGGTAGCTGCGATTGATTTAGGATATGATCAAAATAATCAAATTATAAAAACCTCTGTTAGTTTCTCATTCAGATATTGGGAAACTTTAGATATAGAGAGACAATCACCAAATTTATTAGGCCGGTTAACAGAAACAGTCTTAGGTACTGTGGAAAGAAACTTGTCAAAGAATATACCCTCGACAGTGAGAAAACTATTTTAAACTATTATAAAGGATGAAAAATAATGTTACCTAAACTTGATAATCCAACATATGAATTGGAACTACCCTCGACAGGAGAAATTGTTAAATATCGACCATTTCTTGTCAAAGAACAAAAAGTCTTGATGCTTGCAATGGAGTCTGAAAAAGCAAATCAAATGAAAGAAACAATGGCTCAACTTATATCAACCTGTACTTTTGAACAAATTGATCCATACAAGGTTCCTATGTTTGATATTGAATATATGTTTCTTCAAATAAGAGGAAAATCTGCTGGTGAAACTGTAGAGCTAAGTGTAATATGCCCAGACGATGAAAAAACCAGCACCACGATTAAAATAAATCTAAGTGAAGTGGGTGTTCAAATGAAAAATGAGCACACTAATGAAATTGAAGTTACAGATAGTATTAAGATTATTATGCGTTACCCTTCACTAAATGATTATAGTACTTTAGATACTGATCAAGGAAATGCTCAAGCACTATTCAGTATGTTAGATAATTGTATTGAAGAAATTCATGAGGGCGATAAAATTCATCATAAAGTAGATATTAGTGAAGGTGAATTAACTGAATTTATTGATAGTCTACCTTCTGATGTTATGGAAAAAATAGGAGAGTTTTTTGAAAGTATGCCAAAACTTCAACACGTAGTTAAAGTAAAAAATCCTAAAACTAAAAAAACTAGAGAGCTTAAAGTAGAAGGATTGCAAAGTTTTTTAGTGTAGGCCTCTCTCACGATTCCGTAACTAATTATTATGATACAAATTTTGCATTGATGCAACATCATAATTATAGTTTAACTGAACTAGAAAATATGATACCTTGGGAGAGGGAAGTTTACATAGGATTATTAAAAGAATACATTAAAGAAGAGAATGAAAGAGCAAGAAGAGAAGAACAAAGACGAAAAAGTAATGGTTAAGAATGAATTGATAAAGACCGCAAAAAATAAATAAATAAAAGAAACTATCTAGGAGAGGATTATGGCTGCACAAAAAAAATTAGAACCCGGCAGTGAATACGCAAAATATGATCTTGATGGTGATGGAATTGTAACTGATGAGGAACTTGCAATGGATGAAAAATTATTGAGACTTCAAGATTTAAAGTCTGATATTGAAAATGAAGATAAAAAAGAAGATGCTCAACGAATGATGGCTTGGTTTGCCTTATTCGGTATGTTACTATATCCATCATTAGTGGTTCTATCCTCTTGGTTTGGTATAGAAAAGGCAGCAAATGTTTTAGGTGATATGGCCCCAACATACTTTGTGTCCGTTGCAGCAATCGTTGCAGCATTCTTTGGTAAGGAAGCTTATGTTAAAAGCAAAGATGCATCAGTAAGTGTAAAGAAATAGGAAACTATTATGGCTGACGAAAATAAAAAACAAACAGCAATTTTAGAGAGTGTTCTAGGAGAGCTAAGAAAATCTAACGCTATGAAGAGAGAGGAATCTGGTGGAGATGCCTTAGTAGGGGGTATTCCTTTTGGTAGTGCTCAATTTACAGATGACATAGATAAAGGATTTAAAGCTCTAGGTAAAGATAATACTGAAAGTCTTGATAAAGTTGGTGGTCAGTTAAAAGAAAATAGTGAAGCAACAGAATCTAATGCGTCTGCTGATGAAGAAGATCAAAGAGATAAAACTAATATATTTAAAAAAATGACAGCATCCTTACAAGGAATTGGTGCATCTCTGAAAGATAAAGCAGTGAATATAACTAAAGGTTTGTTTGGTAAAATACCTTTTGGAACATTGTTTGGTCTAGGTATAATGGCTCTTATAAGTTTTTTGGACAGTAAAGAATGGATGATGATAGGTAAATGGGTAGAAGACACAATTGAATTTTTGAAAAAATTATGGATGAATGTTTTAAAACCAATATTATCAAAGTTAGCAAATTTTGCGTTGGACACAGCTGCGTTTATTGCCGATCCTAGTTGGGAAAATACTAAAAAATTGTTAGGGGATAATAAGGCTGTATTAGGCACACTTCTCGGCCTCCTTGCAGTTAAAAGTTTTGGTATCTCTGGAATAGTCACTGGCATAAAGAAAGTTAGTACTCTTCTTGGTTCAAAATTTGGGGAGGCCGGTTTGCTGGGTGCAAAGACAGGATTAGGAAAACTTGTTGGTATAGGTGGTCTTGCGGTATCAGTTGCAATTGCAATTAACAATGCAATAGACGCTGTAGCTAAAGCTGAAGATTGGAAAGTTAGTGAAATATCTGCTGGAATTGGAGGATTTTTAGGTGGTACTGAATCGGGATGGATGAACGCATTTCGTAATGGTGGAACCTATGCTATTGGTGGTGCTTCCGCAGGATTTTTGATGGGTGGGCCGGTTGGAGCTTTAATAGGAGGTCTTGGTGGTTTCGCATTGGGCGCAATTTTTGGATATTTTGGTGGTGAGAAGATTGCACAAGGGGTTGATTCTATGGGCAAGTGGATTGCAAAAACATGGGATAGTGTGTTGGAGAGTATAGGTAGTTTTGTTGAAAATGCACTACTTAACATAAAAAGCTTTTTAGGATTTGCTACAGAAGAAGAAGAAA